TTCCTTTTAAATTGTTTCAACTTAACTTCCATTTCAATCACATATTTTTTATACATTGATTGTAGTTCTAATACTTGTTTTTTGTAATCAGCGTCACCATCTTTTGTATCTTGAGCTAAATCTTTAATTAACATCTTAAATGTTCGTTTAACACCTTCAATGTTTCTTTCTATATTTTTAAAATAAGAATCAAATCCAGCAAACCCCATCTTAATTTTATCTTCTGTAAGTCTCCAATCTTTCCACTTATTCATCATATTAAAGTATTTAGACACTATTTACCACCGATTCTTTCATAAAGTTTTCTTAATGGGTGTTTAGATGTTTTTTTACTCTCACCCATTGCATGCATAAATATTTTTGTTTTTTCTTCAGGGTCTATACCATCATCTGTTAATGCATTAAATAAATCTTCGTGGTCATCGCGAAAATCTGAAAATGAACCACGTGCTCCTTGTAATATATCCATTGCATCACTTTTAGCGTCGTCATTATCACCAAGTGAACCCGCTCTTACACCAGTATCACCATATTCATCACCACTTGGTTTATCACTAGGTTCTTCATCATCTGGTTCATCAGTATCAGGTTCCCCGTACATTCCCTCTGGTTCATCACCTTGTGGGCCTGTAAAACTTTTTCTATCAAAATCTCCACCACCTAATTTACCAGATGGTTCTTCTTTTTCACCACTATCACCTGAAGCTTTAGGGTCTTCATAATCACCAGATTTTTTAGCCTTTTCATAGTTGTCTTTATTTTTAAATACAACTGTTTTACCACCACCTTTAGGTTGTAGTTTCATTGATTCTGCTTCTTTCATCACATCCTCTAATGTAGGAAGTGGTTCACCAAATTTTCTATCCCATGCATGTTCTGTCAACATACTTTTTGCTATTTTTTTATACGATTTTAAAATTTTCATTATGTTAACCTCTCATTATATCGTTAATAATTGATTCTACCTTACAATAATCACCACAAGTTCTACCCATTGGTTGATTTTTATCTACAGATTCATTTACACCAGCCGGATGCATAAAAGCACCGTGTGTAGATGGATTTGATACAAAATCAAAAGCTATAAGTTCAAAGTCTGGTTGAACTTGGGTTACTGAGTCACCATTAGCTTCACTAACAGTCTCTACTGAACCCATACCTCTTGAAGAGATACCTAACTTAATACCCGCTTTAAATAATTCTTTTAATATATTACCACTTGGTGTACCTAATACTTCAACTTCACCTAAGAGGTTATCACCTTCCCAATGCATATCTTTAATATTATGAGATACGTTTTGTAAGTTAACTACTGAACTCTCTGGGTGGTCAAGTTCTCCCATAGCTCTTCTTTGTGATATAAATTCTTTTGTGTACTTTTTAGCTTCACGTTGTAAAATCTCACGAGGATAAACCCTACCATTTTGATTTTTAGCTTCAGCACGTTGTAATACACCACGAACAATTAACTTACCGTTATTTTGTTTCATTGATTCGTTAATTTTTTCTGGTTCTATTTCAAATGGTAAGTAATCTACTATTAAGTTCTTCACATTTAACTCCGTGTTTTAATTATTTCGTTTTTTAAATCTTCTAATCTTTTTATCCACCGATTAATAAAATTTATCGTTTCTACTTTATTTGGCTCTTCACCCTTTACTTTGGTTTCTTCTATAAGCCAACGGCGTTTTAAATTAGATAGACCTAATAATCTTCCTAAAAAATTAAGTCCATCTTTATTCCAAGATGGTTTCATTGTAAGATTAGTAAAGTTGACCGACTTTATTTGCTAGTTTTACTAATCTTTCACTAATTTTTTTCATTGCATTGTGAGTATTTTTCCAATAGGATGTAGAATCAACTCCTACTTCGTTTTTAAATCTCACATTCATTTTAACAATTTTATCTAATTCATTTAACTTGTCTCGAACTTCTCTCATTGACATACCAATTTTTTGTTTTGGAGTTAGAGACTCGTCATTTCTGTAATCGTGGTATTTACCTTCATTTACATTTTCAAGTTTCTTATCAACTTGTTTTGCTTTAGAAGCACCGACTCTGTTTACACTTACGATTCCCTTACGACCACCTTTAAGTGCTTTAGCTACTTTCATTATAGCTTCACCCTTAGAACCAGCATCAACTATAACACTACCCATCTCAGTTTTTACATGAAATTTTGCTTCATTTACGGATTCATCAACAATTTTAGCAATTTTAGCTTGTAAAGCTTTTGCTTTATCTCTATAACTTTCAGCGGCTTTATATCCACCAGGTTCATTTTCCATTTGTTTAATTTTAAGTCTAATTTTACTTACTTGTGACCTCAAATTTTTAAGTCTTGGGTCATTGGAAGCTTCACTTACAGAATCATCATCGTCATCTTTTTTCTTTTTCTTAAATGCATACGGTGTTTTTGGAGGCCCTGCACCACCGTCAAGATTACCAGTTACAGATGCTTCTTCCATTTCTTTTTTAATTAACTCTCTTACTAGAGCTTCTAATTTTTTAAGAGGTGTGGACATTTTTTATCTCCTTAACTAATTCATAATATCTCATTAGTGTTAGAACCTGTTTTTCATTAACTACTTTACCTTTTGTTATGTTATCTATTTGATTAACAGCTTCTGTTAATTTTATTTTAGTAATAGTATCATTAATTTTTGGTAAATGTTTTTTTAATTCTTTTTTAATCTTAGATGATTCAACGTCAACAAACTCTCTTAAAGAATTTGTGTTACTTACATTATTAATATAATGTTTAAGTAAACTTTTTTGTGATTCATTAAGTGATTTATACTTTTTATTAAACTTATCAACAAGTATTTGATATGCAAGTAATCTTAAATCTTTATCTGTTTTATTATACTCTTTTAAGACTTGTGATTTAGCCTCTTCTGAACTAATCTTCTTACTTGTAATGTGTTCTAAAACAGTAAATTTAGCATTTATAGTTTGTTCTGGGTTAAATGTTTCATCTATAGTCTCTGCTTGAAATGTATTATAAATAGAAGCTAAAAGTTTATAATTAGAAATACGACCATTAAAAAAGTCTTCGGAATTATAATTTTCTTTAATTTCTTTAATCAAATTGTATTTTTCGTTACGTAATTTTGAATTACTTAACTTATGTCTTGATTTTAAAACAATATTTATTAAATCATTTGCTCTACTCTCAGATTCATAATGTTTTTCTGATAGTAGACGATACAATTGAAGTTCTTTACCCAATTCTGTATCTTCGTTAAAATATTTTTTTACAATTTTAACTGATTTTGTGCTTTTTCCAGCTAATACATCAGCTGTTATCTGTCTTGTTAGTAATTCAAAAAGAATACTTGTATTCTTTATCTTAGAATGTTTTAATTTTCGAGCCATTACATAATACTCCAATATTTAATTATATTTACTCATAAATAAATATAAAGTTAAACAATAATTAGTCATTTGATGTATCTTTAGCTAAAGAAGTTACCTCGTTGTGGTACTCTTCTTCAAGTTCAGATGTTTCAGTTATAATTTTTGTATCAGTTTTACCAAATTTCATTGATTTTTTCAATTTATCGTAGTGTGATAGAGCTAATGCCTTACCATATTTAGGGGCACCACTTCCACCTTTTTTCTTATCGTGAGCTCCAAGAGGGTCTCTACCTCTTGCACCACTATCTTTTCCATATTTATTTGCTTCTTTAGGACGACCTGCACCTTCAAATCCACCTTCTGGAGCTCCACCTTTATCATCTAATTCGTGACCTGTTCTACCAGCGGCCATATCTGATGGTGTTCCTTGAGCTTCTCCAGTTTTAGCTGGGTCAGTACCTTCATTTTCTATCTGAGAACGCCTGAATTTATTTTTATAATCAAAAACAATATTATCATCTTCTTTTTTAATATCCTCTTCTGTAAAATTAAAAATATTTTTATAAATCCAATCTGAGGATACTAAACCATCTTGTAACATAGTAGAGGCTAATTGTGTTTTATTGTTCCACAACTCAATCTTTTCTTGTTCATATATTGTAGATGGGTTAGTTAAGTCTAATTCAAAATCAACTAAATCAGCGTCTGTATATCCTTGTGCGTATAGATGAACTATTGCAATCTTTGTTAATTCAGAAAGAGTTATTCTTTGTATTCTTTCAATAGTTCTTGCAAATCTAACATCTTCTGCAGCTAAAGTAGCTTTTGAACCAACTGATTCATCAAATCCTAAGAACGCTTTTGGGATTCTTAAAGCAGATAATAATTTATTTTTTAAGTATTCAATATCTTCTGTAGCTTCATACGTTAAACCTGGAAGAGAATCAATACTTGTACCACTATCACTACCTCTAACTGGTAAGAAAAAATCTTCCGTTATATTTTGCATATTATATTTTAAGTTATAATCACCTGTAGTCTCATCAACAACAGGTGCTTTTTTCATTTTGTTAATAACTTGTTGCATATAGTTGTCAACTTCTGCCGGTGGAATATTACCAATGTCTAATTTAAATATTCTTTTTTCTGGTGCTCTCATAATTCTATGAATTAACATAGCATCTTCCATAAGAGTTAATTGTTTATAAATCTTACGACCACCTTCAATTTGTGATTTACCATAAGGTAGGTAGTTAGAATCAGAAAGTAATCTGAAGTGAGCTACTTCATAATTTTCTAACTCATCTCTTGTAGCTGATGTTTGAGATTTATATCTATGTTCAGATGTCGCCGCTTCAATTAAAAATTTTACATATTCTGGATTGTCAGGGTCTAATCCCTCTAGTCTTGAAACATCATAAACTGAAAGTGGTACTACATTAGTAACACCATATTTTTCATCAATTTCTAATTTTAAAAAGAAATCACCATATTTACACATATTACGAATCCAAGGCCATAGATTAAATTCAATATTTAATATATCATAAAACAAATTATGTAGTATTTGTTTAATTTGTTCATTATTAGTTTTTATATCTAAAACATCACCATACTCAGATTTCATTGTTGATTCATCAGCGTATATATCAAGAGCTGATGAAATAATCGCGTCACTATCCATTGCTTCATAATCTTTAAAAATATTTAATCTCATAGATTTGGTCATTAATGAATCAGAATAACCACTTAAACCAGCACCTGTAAATATCTTTTGATATCTATCAACAAGATTGTTTTTTGATATTGATTGTGTACGACTTGTATCTGCGACTTTTAGACGCTTTCCTCCGACATTACGTACAATTACATTTGTACTAAATAATCTTTGTAATCTACTAAATAAGCTTGTATCAGCCATTTTTTACCTCTTTTATTAAATTAACCACTCTAACGACTCTTGATTTTTACCTACATCCATTGTCCAAGAATCATTTTGGTTATTTTTTGGTGTATAAACACCTTGATTTGATGTTATACTATTCATTGCTTTTTTCTGTAATGATATTCCTTCAGCTCGTAATCTAAGAGCCGTTTCTCGTATCCATAATCCCATAGCGTAAGACATTACTAAGTCATCATTGTATCCACTCATCGCTTCTGCCCTACTACCATTATATATAAATACAAACAATTCATCTATTAATCTTTGTGAATGAACTGTTACTAATTTTTCTCTAAAAAATTCTTCTAACTTAGACACAACTAATGGTCTTGTCTTAGAAGTTATTGTAAATCCTGGTATAAGTTGTTTTTCAGCTCTATTAATTTTATTATTAATTTGTCTGTGAACATCTACCACCTGTAAATCTTTACTCATATAAAATAGGTTTTCATATTCCCTATCAATCACTTGTTGGATTGCTGCCCAACCAATGTTGTTGTTCTCAATAACAAGTAATGCATTATTATATTCGGTTGCCATATTAACTAATAAATTACCATAATCTCTAGTAGACACCCTACCTTTGTATTCAGCTACTTGTTCTAAACTTTCTACATCTAAAATATGGAATGCAGAATAATCTGTTGAGTCACCTCTACTAACGTCAGCACATACTATATAATCTTTTGTGTAATTTGGTGGCTCCCATATCCAAACATTTGAATCAATACCACGTTTCTCCATTGGTTCTTTAACTTGTGTA